TTGTATCAATGTATAAAAGGGAGCAATCATGCAACATAACTTAGAGCGCAGACAATTAGAGCTTGAAGAAGAATCGAGACTGAACGGTGGTAAACGTGAAACAGATCGTGTTATTAAACATGCGGAAAAAAAATCAGAATCTTTAACTCCATACGGAAAACGTATTACATCAGCAACAGTTAAAGAAGTAGCGACAGGAATAACAGACAGATTAAGTGTGGTACAATCAGGACCAAAACTTATATCAGATGAATTACTAAAAAAAATAGATCCTTTAGTTGCATCAACAATCACTATACGATTTATAATTGACGCTATAAGTACAAAAGATAGAAAATTTACAGCAACTGCAATTGCATTAGGTGGTAAAATAGAAGATGAAATATGGTCTACAGGTATGTATGACAAAGAACCATATTTAATAGATAAAGTATTAAAAGATATTGACAGCAGATCAGTGCATTATGGATATAAAAAATATAAGTTAAGTCAACAAAAAGATAAAGTTAATTTTCAATGGACACCTTGGACAACAAGAGAAAAACTCCATGTAGGAGAAGCATTGTTTCAAGTGTTTATAGAAAAGACAGGTTTAGTAAGTATTAAAGCTAAACCACACAGAGGTAAAACATATAATGTTATTGTATGCGAACCTAAAACTTTAGAATGGATTAATAATTCTAAAAAGTTTAATGAGTTTTTAAATCCAGAACATTTCCCAATGATTGTTCAACCAACAGACTGGACTAATCCATTTAATGGTGGTTATAGAAATACAAAAGGAATATATTTAGTTAAAGGACATAGAATAACTTCGCATATGAATTACTTAGAAGAGTTAAAACAATATGATATGCCTGAAGTTTATAATTCTTTAAATGATTTACAAAAAACAAGATGGAAAGTTAATAGAAATATTTTATTAGTACTTAACACTTGTTACAATTATGGTAATAGAAGTAGAGGTAAATTAATTAACAATGAATTATTAGATTTACCACCTAAACCACACGATATTGCAACAAACAAAGTATCATTAAAAAAATGGAAAGCTAAAGCTGTTGCTGTTTATACAGCTAATGAAAGAACTAAATCAAAACGTTTAGGTTTAGCAAAGACAATACACTTAGCAAATAAATTTGAAAAAGAAGATGGAATATATTTTGTGTGGACATTGGATTTTAGAGGTAGAGCATATCCAGTTCCACCATACTTAAATCCACAAGGTCCAGACTTTGCTAAAGCTTTATTATTATTTGCTGATGGATTACCATTAGGAAAAGATGGAGTAAGATATTTAGCAATACATGTGGCAAACTTATTTGGTCAAGATAAATTATCTTTAGATGAACGTGTTAAATGGACTTTTGATCATTCAGAAATAATTAAGAATTGTGGTGATGAACCATTTAAACATAATTTTTGGGAAGACGCAGAAGAACCATTTCAATTTTTAGCTGCGTGTATTGAATGGGCAGGTTATTTAAAACATGGAGAAAAATTTGTTTCTCATTTACCATTGCACTCAGACGGTTCTTGTAATGGTCTTCAACATTTTAGTGCGATGTTAAGAGACGAAGTAGGTGGAGAAGCTGTTAATTTATTACCAACAGATAAACCAAAAGATATATATGGCATGGTATCTAAAGTTGTAGAAGATAAATTAGAAAAAGATGAATCAGATAAAAAGTGGATTGCCAGTGAATGGAACGAATATGGTATTGACAGGAAAGCTTGTAAAAGATCTGTTATGACTTTGCCATATGGATCTACCAGATACTCTGCAACTGAATTTGTAGACGAATATATACAAAAAAGATTAGACAACAAAGAAGACCTGCAGTTTCAAAATAGACAACAAGCGGCAATTTATTTAGCAGGTAATATATGGGATTCAATTGGTGAAGTAGTTGTAAAAGCTCCTGAAGCAATGGAGTGGTTACAAAAAGTTGCACGATTATGTGCAGAACAAAAAACACCAGTCTTTTGGGTAACACCATTAGGGTTTCCAGTACGTCAAGCTTATTATTCACAAGCTGAAACTGTATTGAAAACTAGAATGATGGGTAGAATAAGAATCAGATCTACAACAAACAAAGTAGATAAGAGAAGACAAGCAAATGGTATATCACCAAACTTTGTCCATTCTCTTGATGCTACAGTTATGTTGTTGACTGTTGCTTATGCTAAACAAAAAGGCATTGTGGATTTTGCGATGGTCCACGATTCTTTTGGAACTCTTGCGGCAAATCAAAAAAAGTTAAATGATTGTTTACGTCAGGCTTTTGTTGATATGTACACACAAATAGATCCATTAGAAGTTTTTCTGCAACATGCTCATGCATTAATACCAGAAAAATTACATCACAAAATACCTGAGTTACCAAAAAAAGGTAAGTTAGATATAAACAAAGTGTTGGAGGCTGACTATTTTTTCAGTTAATCTACACACTAGTGTATTAATAGGTACACTTATTAGTAACTATAGAACGTAAAGGATAATAAATATGGACGACAAATATGTAAAGCTTGTAACCCCAAAAGGCACAGCTAAATATCCGTGGCTTACAAAAGCGGATACAAAGTTTAATCCAGATGGAGTATACAAGACAGATCTTCTGCTATCATCGGAAGAAGCAAAACCTTTAGCAACTAAAATAAAAGATATGTTTGCTAAACATTTTCCAAAAGGTAAAGGTAAAATGCCTTACTTTAAGGAACTTGATGATCAAGAAAAAGAAACTGGTAATATTGTATTTAGATTTAAAACTAAAAACAAACCAGCGTTGTTTGATTCAGACGGTAAACCATTGCATAATGTAAATGTATTTGGTGGATCACAAGTAAAAGTTTCTGCTACCGCAGCACCTTATAGTGCGGCAGGTAATAATGGAATAACTTTGTACTTAAATGCCGTACAAATAATTGAATTAGTAAGTGGAAGTGGTGGTGATTCTGGAGGTTTCGGATTTACTGCTGAACAAGGTTACAAACACAGTGGAGAGACTGATCAACCAAAAGATGAAGGCTCTTCAAATGACGTGGACGACTTTTAATTCAAAGACAACAAAGAACGCAAGGAAATTAGGATTTAGATCGGGATTTGAAGTGAGGATTGCATCACAATTGGATAAAATGAAAGTAAATTATCAATATGAAGTATTGAAAGTTTCTTATACACGTCCACAGAAGCAAACTACTTACACTCCCGATTTTGTCCTACCAAATAAAATTATTATTGAGGCAAAAGGTTTGTTTAGTACTAAAGACAGACAAAAACATTTATTAATACAAAAACAAAATCCAAAATTAGATATTAGATTTGTATTTAGTAATTCAAAATTAAAATTAAATAAAAAATCCAAGACAACATATGGCATGTGGTGTGAAACTCATGGATTCAAATATGCAGATGAAAATGTACCAAAGGAGTGGATCGATGCTAAATAAAAATCCTGGTTTAAAAGACAGAGATAAGACTACAATTATAGAAATACATAGAACAAAGACTGGACCGAATGAACATATATCCAGACATGATATTCATAAACAAGAATTAGAAGCAGGTAACTTAGGAATAGGTTACCACTTTGTAATAAAACTTGATGGCACAATAGAAAAAGGAAGAGACATTCATAAAGTTGGAATAGGCAATCCTGAATCAATTTCTGTTTGTGTTGTCGGTGGAATGAGTAATACTGGTCAATTAGAATTACCATTCTTTAACAACCAACAACAAGACGCTGTTGATAAAGTAAAAGCGTTTGTTAAGAAAAACTACAACATAGGAGAGACAAAAATAATAAAATGATTATTGTACTAGAAGGACCTGATTGTTCTGGCAAAACAACTTTAGGCCAAGCTTTGCATAAAGAGTTTAATGGAAAGTTTAAATATATACATAATAGTTTAGATCGTGGTCAGTTAGTGTGGCGTAACGAAGACGGTAAAATTATAAAAAAATATAAAGATCTTTATCACTCGCATATTGATTCATTAAGATTGCACAAGAACGCAATTGTAGATCGTTTATGGCCATCTGAATTAATATACGGAAATGTTTTTAGAGGCGGTTGCCAATATAATGTTTCACAAGTCAAAAAGATTTGTGAAGAATATAAACCATTATATATTGGTTGTTTACCACCAAAACATTTAGTCATGAAATACTTTCAACGTAGATTAGACACTGAAGACTTTTCTAGTGTTGATTCTGTTTATGACCATTATCAAGTAATTTTTGATTTGTGTCCTGAATTTAAAATATTTGATTATGAAGAAACATCAGTAGAAAAATTTATAAAGGAGTTTAAACATGAACATAAATCAAGTTTGGCAAGATATAGTTCGTAATATCCTTAAACAAGATATGGTACGATTACCAAGAGGTATGGTTACTAAAGAAATACTTAACTATAATTCTACTATTGATATGAA